TTTTTAACTGTAACGGACTCGCCTGGTTTAGGCATGGTTGGCTCCTGCTTGGTGGGTGGTTGTCTGAGTGCTTTGGCGATCAGCTGGGCGATGCGCCGCTGGCCATCTGGGTCTGGGGTCTGGTCTTCTTGTTCCTTTCGCATGTAGGGTGGTCTGGTGTCTTCTTGGGCTGATGTGATGGCCACGGCGTCCTCGGCGGTCAGGCTGGGGTCGAAGATGACGCGCCAGGTGGCGTGCCGTTGGCCTGGTATGGGCTTGCGGATGACCTCGAGATAGCCGGCCTTGGTCAGCTTGACCAGGTGCTTGCTGACGGCCTGCTGGGTAACTCCCATCTGGCTGGCCAGCTTGGCCTGGCTGACCCAGGTGATGCCGGCGCGGTTGATGTAGCTGCAGATCAGCAGCAGGGCGCGGATCATGCCGTGGGTCATCTGCTTGTCTGTGCAGGCGCGGATGGGTATGACCGCCAGCTTGCGCTGGTCGGGTGTTGGCTCATGCTCCTTGATCTTGGGTTGCTTGGCCGGCAGCGCGAATGGCACTACGGTGTCAGGCAAGGCGCTCATGCTTGGCAATCCATCTCATGTAGCCTCTGATCCGCTCCTCGGCTCCCTTGCCGTAGAGCTTGTCGCAGCGGGCCAGCATCCTGTCCACCGCCTCCTTGTCCTTGTTGACTTCCCAGGTTGTGAGCAGCACCCGTGCCTCGCCCATCTCGAGCACCTTGGTGTCTGGCCTGGGTATGCGCGGGTAATGCCAACGGTGCGGTTGGTTTTTGGTCATTGCTTGGCCTCCCGCTTGGCCTGCAGCTGTAGTTCCTTGTCCAGCACCTTGCGGCCCAGGTCGGTTACCACACTGCCGGCAGATACCAGGCCACGCCGGCGCAGCGACCAGTAGGTGTTCCAGCTGCCCCTGACATCGTTGGTGAGCTTGAACCGCCAGCCCATGGCGAAGTGCTTGAGCATGAAAACCTGGTGGTTTGACAGACTCATCTGGCCCACACCTTCCAGGCTCGCCAAGTTGTGACATGGCAGTCAACCTCCCAGACCCGCACGCCGGTGACCTTGGCCTGGTGCTGCCGCAGCTTCCGCATGGCCTTCATGTATATCTGCCTGACCCGTTCGCGGCTGCAGTTCAGCACCTTGCCGGCCTCGTCGAGCGTGTCCTCGTCGTAGGCGATCAGCTTGACGGCCAGCATTTCCCGATCTGTCAGCGGTGCGTCGGCTAGGATTTTGAACAGCAGATCCCGGTTCTCCACCGGCTCCATGTCTGTCTGCAGTTCCCATGACCACTTGTACTGCGGCAGTTCTGGCAGCTCGTAATCCCGGCTGTACCAGATCTGCTTGACCTCGCTGGGCAGGGTTTCGGTCATCAGCTTGCCGTACCACGGTGTGCCCTTGCCCCTGCTCATATTGGCCGCGGTCATAGCGTCTTGCCCTCCTTGTACATCCGCAGCATGCGGCAGCGCTCCTTCTCTGCCGGCGTCATGTCTGGGCTGATCTCGGCTATCTGGCACAGGTGATCGCGTGGCTTGTGCTCTACCTGGGCGCTGACCCAGATGGCGACGGCCATTGTGGCGACGCACAGCGCGATCATGGCGATGTAGCTGATGATGGTGGTCATGTGTTCCCCCTTGCTCTGATTTCTGCTGCTTTACTTCTCACCCATGAAATCGCGTAGCTGGATTCCATCTCTCGCTCCATATCGTCTGCCATACCGTCAATAATCCGGGCGCAGGCTTCACGTTCTTTGTGAACAGCCGCCTCCACCGCAGGCTGGATCATCTGCACGGCAGTCTCTTGCAGTTTGTTCAACGTCTCACACAATGCGCTCAACCCGGAGATTTGTTCTTGGCTCCGCTTTGCCGCCTCCAAGGCTTCACGCAGCAGTTCACGCTGGGCCGGATAGGCATCGTCGAAATTCAAGGTTGCCAGCACAAGGTTAATCGCCTCAATGGATGTTCTGTTCATGTTGTCCCTTTCATTTTTTCGTCCACGATGCGGCGCAGTTGTTCCTGCATCCCATCGGTAAACCCTCGCTCGTATTCCTTGCGCAACAATTCTTCAGGCTCCCAAGGCAAAGGTGTGCCAGCGTGTTTGTAAGCCTCGTTGCGCCACATGGACGCGCTAAGTTTGTGTCGTTCGCAGTGAGGGCATTTGCTCATGTGTCACTCGCTACGTCTGCCTGAATCAACTGCGCTGCAACGTGCCAGTAGTTGTGCGCTCCTTTTGCCGCCTCGTGCTGGATCATCAGCAGGTTGACGATGCGCTGGCGCTCTGCCATGACGCCCTTGGTGTAGATTCCGATGGCTGGCGGATTGTTGTGCATGGCTTTGTCCCACTGATTGCGCCACTGCATGATGCGCCCCATAACCCTGTCACGGTCTAGGCGTTCATCGTTGTCAACCTCCATGCACACAATGTCGTGGGTCAGGTTCATCGCTGCTGTGTTTACGGACTTCAGTCGCCACTTCAACCCGTCTATCTCGGTCGCCATACGCTGCTGTTCAGCAACCATGACGCCTATCGCATCCCAGTCTGGCTTGAAGTCATTTTGGTTCATGTTGTGATCTCCACTCATTTCAAAAACTCCTTCACATCTTCATACACACCGTTCCTTGCGCTGTTGTCAGACTCATACTTAGTCCACCCGGCGTAGCGCATCTCGTTCTCGCAACGCTCCAGCAGTTCACGCGCTCGGTCACGCTCTTTCGCCAACTCACGCATCACCTCAATGACCGCCTGCTCGTGCTTGAGAAGGATGGCGCGGATCATGTCCATCGGCGTTTCAATCATGGCAGTGGCAGCAGCCTTGATCTTTTCCTGCTCGGTCTTGGCTTTGAGAACGGCTTCTTGATGTAGTTTGCTCAGTGGTTTCATGTGTTCTTCTCCTTGAGTTTGGCTTCGATGGACCGGGCGAAATCCAACGGGTGTTTTGCGGCATCTTCAATGTCCAACACCTCATCTCTCGTCAGACCGACCCACTGGCGCTGTGGTGGGGAGGTGTACAACTTATCGCCGATCTTGATGCCATTGGCGTTGTCCCATGCAACCCGTGGTCTACCATTTGGCTCAAACAAATAAACGTGCGCCACCGGCTCCTGCTCCGGTTTTCTGCACTCAGGATGCACTTCCTCGCACCCTTCCCAATGCGTCCGTTGTGGCTGCGCCAGCCTCTCGCGCAGGGCAGTTATCAGGATTCGCACTGTGTTCATATCCACCGGAACGATTGCTCCCGGGCGCAGCCACTGCTGCATCAGTTCTCTGTCTGTCATCCCTTCTTCTCCTTCGGTTTGATCACCTTCAACACCCTTTCCATGGTGGTGAAGCGGTGACCGTTGCCACACTCATAGCGCCTGTACTTTTCGTTCTCTGGTCGGCGGCGCGTTTCTTTGATCTCCGTCCAGGCTGCACACACTGGACACTTCATTGCTCTGCTGCCCAGTGCAGAAGCGCCAGCGCGTCAGCCTCGTTGTCATCTGTCACCGGGTGCCCCTTGGCCTGCATGGCCGCCAGCATGGCCGCCTTGTCAGCGTTTCCCTTGCCAGTAGCGTGCTTCTTGATGGTGCCGACAGGCACGCCCTCATAGGGAATGTTCCTGCTCTCGCACCAGGCGGTCAGCGTGGCCATCAGGCCGCCGTAGACATGCGCGGCATCGGTGCTGGCATGCCGGCGCACCTCCTCGAAATAGACCGCATTGATGTCGCCTGCGGTGCCGTAGATCTCGTGCAGCCAGCGACTGAAGCGCAGGTAGCGCATGCCACCGCCCTCGTACCGGCCGCCCTTCAGAGACATCCAGCCGTGCGCGATCGCCCCGGTTGTGGGCCGCAGCGCCCAGCCCGTAGTGGTGCCCAGGTCGAGGGCCAGGATGCATGGAGTCATAGTAGCCCCGCCTTTCTCAGATCGGCCAGGAACGCCTCGATGTCCTGGCAGGGCACATCTTGCCAACTGGCAGCATCCCCCGTCAGGAACAGCGCCTCGGCCATCACATCCTCTGGTATAGGCTGGCCATCCTTTGCCATGTCCAGTAGCTTGTTGGCCTCCTGGTGCGTCATTTTGTGCCCTGCAGCAGCTTGTCCAGCCTGTCATGCACATCAGCGTAGCGCCGGCTCAAGTTGTCTCGGATCAGCTGATCAACAATGCTGGCCCTCGAGCGCCTTTGATCTCTGGCCGCTCGGTCAAGCAGCTCTCGAGTGCTGGCCTGCAGCCGCATCATGAATGGTCGGTTCGTTTCCATATGACTCCTGTATTGCAGAGTGCAACATTATGGCAGCGACCATTGTAGCCATTGTCTTAGGGTAAACACCTACGCCAGACGGCCAGAAACCTGTGGCTATAATGGCGGCACGGTGTATCGCGGTGATACACCAGAACCACCGAGAAACAGGAGTTCAAAATGCAAGTTCTCATTACCCGCGCAGAAGCAGTCGAAAACGGCAAGTATCTTGAGGCCGACTGCGGCAAGATCTCCGCGCACATCTACATCAGCAAGGCTGGCTATATCAACGTGTGCTGCAAGAACGCATCGCACAAAGCATGGAAAGCCAATGGCCGCTACTTCCGCACCTTCGATGAAGCATTCGCTGGCTACAAGTCAGCCGAGATGCAGGCCATCATCAATGCAGCCAAGGAGGCTTGATCATGGCCACCTACATCGCGTACTACCGCGTCAGCACCGAGCGCCAGGGCCAGAGCGGCCTTGGCCTGGAGGCCCAGCAGGCAGCCGTCAAAGCCTACGCTGACAGCATCATCCACAGTTTCACCGAGATCGAGTCTGGCAAGAATGATGACCGGCCCCAGCTGGCCGCTGCCATCGCCTTGTGCAAGTCTACTGGCGCAGCCTTGCTCATTGCCAAGATCGACCGGCTTTCGCGTCAGGCCGCCTTCCTGCTGACCTTGCGCGACTCTGGCGTGCAGATCGTGGCGGCCGACATGCCGCACGCCGGCACCCTCGAGTTCGGCATCCGCGCCGTCGTTGCCCAGCATGAGCGCGAGGAGATCAGCCGCCGTACCCGTGCCGCGCTGCAGGCCGCCAAGGCCCGTGGCGTGCGCCTGGGCAGCGGCAATCCCACCGCCGGCAGCGCTGCAGGCAACGCGGCCATCCAGGCCCGTGCAGCAGCCTTCCAGGCCCGCATGCAGCCCATCCTGGCCCAGATCCAGGCAGCCGGCTGCACTACCCTGCGCGAGATCGCTGCAGCCCTCTCTGCCCGCGGTGTTCAGACCGCCCGCGGCAGCACCATCTGGCACCCCAGCCAGGTCGCAACCCTTCTCTCAACCAACTGAAAGGCAATCATGGACAGTCTGTATGCTGCGGCCACCGTGGCCGTATTTATTCTCATCGGCGTCATACTCGGGGCGGGGGTTTGACATGCCGCACGGAACTCCAATAGTCCCATCTCAATCCCTTATGCAGGGCAAACCCTACACCCCGGCAGCGGCCACTGATGTCACCAAGACATGGCTGCGGTTTGGCTGGCAGCCGCCAAGCCGGGAGGCCCAGGCCCAGGAATACCAGCGCCTCAACCACACACAGCAGGAGGTCATGCAATGAGCCAGTGCCAGGACATACTGGCCATGCTCGAGCGCGGCCCGGTCACCGCAATTGATGCACTGCAGCAAGCCGGCTGCTTTCGCCTGGCGGCCAGGATCGCAGACCTCAGAGCCAGTGGCCATGACATACACACCGAAACCGTCGTCACCCCAACGGGCAAGCACATTGCCCAATACACCCTGAAAGCGAGGAAAAAATAATGGTAGGAAAAGTCACCCCCAACACCATGCTGTCAGCCAGCCGGCTGCCAGGCGTCATGGGCATCAGCCGGTACTCAAGCCCCAATGATGAGCTTGAGTCCAGCATCCTGGCACTGCGCGGCCTGGAGACAGAGTTCGAGGCCAAGGAAGCCATGGAGTGGGGCAACATGATGGAGCCGCTGATCCTGTCCGAGTCAGCCCGCCGGCTTGAGCTGGCCGACCTAGTCACCGATCACCCGGAGGCCAGGTTCCACGACAGCCTGCCCCTGTGCTGCAGCCTGGACGGCACTGGAGATGGCCGGGGCCAGGTCATCAGGACAGACGCCGAGGCTGGCATTTATGTGGTTGGCCAGGACAGCATCACCCTGGACGGCATCGGCGTCCTCGAGGGCAAGCTCACCGCCATGGATGTCGAGGATGTGCCCCCGCTGTGGCGCGGCGTGGTGCAGCTGCAGGCCCAGATGGACATCATCAAGGCCAAGTGGGGCGCCGTCTGTGTGCTCTACCGTGGCACCGAGCTGCGGGTGTTTTTATTCGCCCCACACCAGGGCACGGTCGATCGCATCGCCCAGGTGGCCACCGACTTCCAGCGCCGGCTGGACGCATGGAAGGCCACCGGCACGGTGGAGTACTACCCGCCGGCAGACAAGGAGAAGTGGCCAGACGGGCGGGGCATGTATCCAGCCGTTGAGGAACCTGTGCAGCTGCCTGGTGAGGCCGCAGTGCTGGCAGACCAGATTGCCTACTGGCGGGGCGTCAACAAGAAGAATGAGGAGGAAATCACCAAGGCCGAGGAGCAGCTAAAAAAGCTGATGGGCCATGCCACCGTGGGTCTGGCCGGCAAGTGGCAGATCAAGTGGCCGACCAGGTATTACCAGGCGCAGCCTGCCAAGACTGTGCCGGCCAAGGAAGCCTACACAATCAGGCTGGCCAACGTATCAATCAAGGAGCTGAAGTGACAGAGCACCCTGAAGATCGCCTGCTGCAGGCACACCGCCGTGCTGTGGATGCAGTGCGGTTCAACATTGAGAAATGTACGGCAGAGGATGCCGACGAAATCGTGACGGCCATCGTGGCCCTCGTCTTTGAAACCATGCGTCAATACTTTCCAGGAGGCAACAATGCAATTGACAACCACTAACCGACAGGGCTTTGCGCCCGCCACTCTTGACGAAGCCATGCGCTTTTCTGACATGCTGGCCAACAGCAGCATGGTGCCCAAGGCATACCAAGGCAAGCCCCAGGACATCCTGGTCTGTGTGCAGTGGGGCTATGAGATGGGCCTGGCCCCCATGCAGGCGCTGCAGAACATCGCCGTGATCAACGGCAAGCCAAGCGTGTACGGCGATGCGGCCATGGCCCTGGTGCAGGCCAGCCCGGTCTGCGAGGATGTCGAGGAATACTTTGAGAACGAAGGCACCCAGAACCCTATTGCGGTCTGCGTGGCCAAGCGGAAGGGGCGCAAGCCAGTAACCGCCAAGTTCAGCGTCGAGGACGCCAAGCGGGCCGGCCTGTGGGGCAAGCAGGGGCCGTGGCAGGCATACCCCAAGCGCATGATGCAGATGCGGGCCAGGGGGTTCGCGCTGCGCGACGCCTTCCCTGATGTGCTCAAGGGGCTGATCACCGCCGAGGAGGCCCAGGACTACCCGGCAGAGGGGTTGTCTCCTAATTCAGCTGTCAATAAGAGACAACCGCCGGCCAACCCGTTGGACGCGCTTGCAGCGCCGACCACCACCAGCGACCCTGCGGTCATTGCAGAAACATTCGCCCAAGACACAGAGGCCGAGGAGCTGGCCAACAAGAAAATTGACAAGGGGCTGAAGGCGCTGGATGAGGCCATAAACATTGCCGACAAGATGCTCGAGCAGTTCGAGGTTGTGGACATCCCCGAGGCGACGGTGCAGGAAGAACCAGCAGCGGTGGGCGTGGTGGGCTACGGGGTGATGGTGCCAGGCAAGACAGAACCATTCAGTACGCATGCCAGCCTGGATGAATGGGCCGACGCCTACGAAGCCGTTGCCGAGAAAACCGCCATGGCAGGCAAGCGCCCGCCCAGGGAGCGGATGACCCTGCTGCGTGAGCTGCAGGAGGCCAACGATGCCACGCTCAAGCGGGTGGACACCGTCAAGAGGGTGCGTCACATGGCAGCCTACAGCAAGCGGCTGGCCGCCCTTGGAGCACTAATCGGAGAGAAATAACTCGATCTCTGCCTTGCGGCGGCGCACCAGCCCAGGCAGTTCCTTGCCGCCGCCTTTCGTCCACTGCATGAACGCCTCTGCTGCGCCCTCCCAATCGCCTCGGTTGGCCTTCATGCGGATGGTCGATCGCTGCAAGTTGCCTAGACCGAAGTTAAAGCTAATGCTGACCAGAGCGTCAAAGCTGCCTTGACGGCCAACCACAGCGGGAACAAGTCGAAGAACACCGCGTTCAAAAGACGCGACATCAGAAGCGAATAGTTCCTCGATCTCTTGCTTGCTCCAGACTCTTGCATGCTCTGCCCTCAGTGGGTAATCTTTCCTGGCGATCTTGCCCTCAGTGGCCACCATGGGTAGCCTGATCTGATCCTGGTATAGGACATGGCCATAGCCGATAGTCCAGATGTGCGCCGGGCACAGGTAGGGCTTGTTCCTACACCCCTCAAAGCGGTGCATCAGATCAGCGCCGGCCTTGCTCAGTTTCACTTCTTGCCCCACTGACGCGATCCAAACCAGAAGCCAATGATCCCGCCCAGCATGGCCATCTCATCGCTGGAGAAGATCAGATCAGAATACTTGATGATGTCATCCACACTCTTGATCAGCTCCGAGTGGTTCCAGACATAGAAGGCCATGAAGAAGTTGATCAGCACCAGCTCGATCACGAAGATGTAGGTCACGGTCGGACGCACGGTGCCAACATAGGAAGCCACCCACTTGTGCGCCTTCTCGAGCACCTTCTCATCGTGCTTGAGTGCGGCCTCAGTCATCTGCGCCTCGGTCTGCATCATCACCTGGTCGGTACGGATCTCCTCAATCCGCTGCTGTGCAGCAAAACCCTGAGCCGCCATCTGCAGCTCGCGCTCCGTCTGCATGCGAGCCAGGGCAAGCTCTTGCTTCTGGTCACTCTTGTTTTGGAAATACTCCAGCAGCTTAGGCAAGCCGCTGATCAGCAGACCGCCGAGGGTAGAGA